GGGGTCGTTTCCCCGCGTTTTGTGTAGTACTAGTTTGTACGAATCTTTTGATTGAAAACATTGTCTGATATTGTTTTAATTTCAGTATTGGACTACGAATTAATCGTGATTATCTGTATTTGTTTTAATTTCATTTATGGATAATCTTTCCTGTCTCAACCTTGTACCTAGTTGAGTGATTTTCAGTTTAATAACTGTTTCGACATATATTACAACCACATTTTGTCTTACATGTGATTTTGTATGACCTAATTGATGGTAACCTGTCTTTTAGCTGTGTGAGTTAGCAGGTTGGTTAATATTCTGAGTGAATAGATAGCCTGCTTTGTTGTGTTTGAGGCTAATGCGTGCATGTGACTGCCACATCCAATTTAGTCCCGCGCTGGAAAACGCGGTAATCCTTAAATATTAGGACTGGTTTCTATCAGCAGAGATTTTGTTCGTCTGATAGACCTGAGTTTTGGTTTTCTTCCATTTTACTGATCTTTACCATTGCTCTTGTATTTTTAAAGAAGAGTATCTTTCGTTACCATGAGTACGACCCAGATACAACCACGTAATTCGTTCGAATACGCCAGTGAAGCTTTAGTAGCTGAAAATGTTCCGTTAGCCCGCGTGAAGGGCGCTTCTGCATTTGACAGAATGCAGCGGGCATCACATGTCATGTTTTTTGAGAATGCTGTGTGCATTTATTTCGCATTGTTCTTCTTTATGATGTTTAGTGCAATCGTAACTGCGAGTGGATATCCTGAATTTTTTATATTTTCATTTATTTCATTTGTTGTTGTGATCGTTCTATTTGTTACCTGGAGTGCAATAACATCTGTGTATCAGAAACTGTTCTTTGATGATTATTTGAGTGAGAGAGATGTAGTTAAAGAATCTATTCAAGATGACTTAGCCATAACCGCTTACGCCATTGGTATGTCTCATCCGGACAGACGCATATCTAGGCCCGATAGGAGAGAGATGAATAGACTCCGGTTTAATGAGGATATGAGTACCAAAGATTTTAACAGATTGTTTAATTCTCGTAACATATCTAAGTTGGGGAGGCAGCCTGGAAGTGAATTGGTGGTCCAATTATACGGATCCACCAAGATCGGTTGTCATGAATTTCCATTTCCTGTTTACTGTTCTAAGAGAACTTTTATGAATTTTCTTGAAATGGTGGAGCAGCATCCTGATAGACGTATTCTATTTATGCATGGAAAGTTAACTTGGCGAATGTATAGAGATTTTAGATCTGTTTGGATGAATCTTCCGTTGGCTTGTTTCATTGATCACTCTAAGTTTGATGATGACTTGTTAGAGAGTAGAAACCGACGACAAAGGTGCGATAAATGTAGAAATGTTTTTTCGAATGTTATTGCGTCCATTTCCATGTTTTTCCTTTACTCATGTATGTTATTGTCGCGGCCACTGATTCCAGTTTGTGTTCCTGTTAAGTTTTGGTACCACTATTTATCATACCCTTTTTATCAAGTGTGGGTTAATTTGACATTGTACGGTTCCAGTTCTGGAACATTGTATGGACTTGTGTCAGTGATAAATGAGGAAACTTTTAAGCCGTTATTAGGATGGATGATCAATAATCAATTTGCCGGACATTGGGCTTTCGCTTTGATGGAGTGGACAGTTCGCGGGCATCCTGCAGACTGGGTTATTGGACTGTTACCTTTGTGTATGCATGTTTCCATCGCCAGATTTTCATTCCCTGTTCGTGTTTTCCTGCACTTTATTTACAATTACTTCTGGTTCACTGAATATGGATTGAGAACTTCTTGGTGGTTTTATGATATTATGAGAGTATATCCTAATCCGATGAGTGATCACCCGCACGTTTATTTTTATGATAACACCACTTATGTGGGACCAATGATGCCTTTAAATGTGAAAGCCGATCCAGCTGTTTTCGGTTGTTTTCGACGATTAAACAATTTTGTCTATCGGACAACCAGAGAGTCAGTAGCTGTTATTCGTAGGAAAATGAGTTTTGTTCCTGAGGCATTAGCCGTGTATCGCAACGATTTTGATTTAGCTCTTGAGAGGTTTTATATTAATTGCTTTGCAACGTTTGAATTGGGTATTGCAAATGTAATTTATATTCCGTTTATTGAGGAAGTCGTTAAATGTTTTATAGATCCCATGTTGTTTGCGTCGTTGGAGTGTTTCGCAAACATTTTTAGAGCGGATTCGGGTTCATTATTTCAGGTGTTGGGGCCTTGGGTTCCATTTATGTTTCATGTGTATACGATTCCTTATTCCTTTTTAAATAGATTATGGATGCATATGCTATGGAACTTCATCTGGTGGGTGATAAGTACATTTTGTCGTGACCCATTTGAAGTGTTCTATGCTAGTACCTTGGGCATCTTTCAGGATTTGGTTGCTAAGACCAGCCATATTGAAGAGATATCTTTTGCTCTGGATGTTATGTGGAAACTTTATCATAAAGACGTAATAGGGTTATCATTCTCAGCTGGTATGCGTGCTGGTTATTTAAAAGCCTTGTTTACGAGATTATGCATTAGTGAGCCTCAGGATTTACTGGAAATAGTTGGCGTTGGAGAATCGTTTGAAGCTTTTGGCCCTCGTGAGGCAGCTCATTCGGCATTAAATGCTCTATCTGACTTGCTTCCTGATTACATATCTAAATCTCCTTTTACTCGTAAGATAGCAGCGTTGGTGATGCTGTTAGTTTCTATTCCGATGTGCAGTGATAGTTATTTTGTTAATTTTCTCCGGCGTTTAGTTCAGTGGGATTCTTTGCCTGACGGTGGCTCCATCTTGGATATTGCCATTGGTAGCATACAAGCCATCTATGGAGCTGTAATGCGGTTGTCGAAACCAGGAGCGTCATGGACTGATGTGTTCGACCTACCCCGTGATGTTAAATTTTTGACAGAAGCTCGCATTTTACTATATGAGGAGAATAGCACCGACACACGAGATGAGATCATGGCCAAGATGAAGCACGCTGAATTTCTTATAGAATCACGCAAGTTCCTTTACTCTGATTCAATTATTTCGCGAAAGATTGACGAACTTGGCAATTATATTAAGGAACGACGTATGTGGCTCAAGAATAATGTTGCACGATTGCAGCCTATGCCTGTTGTTCTCATAGGGGATCCTGGTGCTGGTAAGACTGTAATAAATACAAATCTGATTAATGTTTTGGCTAAGCTCCATGAATTAAAAAGATTTGTTGGAGACGTTGTGCAATATAATATATCAGATAAGTTTGCAGCAGAAGGTCCTGGCAATTTAAACCAGGATGCTTTCGCTGTTAATGTGAATGATATGCCTAGCAGTTATGAGCAATATCGTCAATTGGATATGATTCCCTTAGATATTTTTCTTCAGCGAGCTATTGATACTGCAAAGTTTGATATCAAGGCCGCTGCTGTGGATGCGAAAGGTATAGCTTTGAATAAGGTTAAATATCTGCTTATGTCCTCGAATTATAGTGAATTCGTGGGTTGTGAACCTGCGGGTAAGCTTGAGAGACGTTTAGCAACGGGGCTGTGTGCTCGTGTTTTCTTTGAGGATGATTCAGGACGTAGTTTGAAATATGCTGAGGTGAAGCATTTGCCGCAAGGAATTAGGAATAAGTATACTAGGTTCATGATTGGTTCGTTCTATACTCAGCATACGCGGTTTGGATGGTTATTCTCTGGTGAGAAGATGGGAGTGGCCCAATTTGTACGTTTATTGATAGAAAGGTCAAATGCACATTTTGCGGCTGTTGCTCGTGATAATACCATTTTTGAAGCTGCAGAAAATACGTGCGGCTGTGGTTTGTCCCATATGCTACATGTTGCTAATAATGGTAGTCATGATTATCGAGAAATCGTACGACCTGGTATATGTGACTCGATAGAATGGACTCAACATTATGTCGCTTCCTTGAGAAGGCTTGATGTTAAGTACTTTCCGTCAGGAGAAAATGTTAATCCACCTGAGAGTTATGTTCCCGAATTGAGAGTTAAGAAGAAAGATAAAGCCTTTGGTTGGGACTTGGATTACGATGTTCCCAACAATCCTGTTGTTGCTTATGGTAGTGAGATCACTCATGTCGTTGGATGCATGGCGTTGGCATTGTTGTTAATAGCTCTTTTTCCTTGGTTTCTTAGACACTTAAAGAGAAAGTTTCTTGAGAAATTTGGAGAGCAGATCAACTATTACTTGGATAGTGCCATTACTTCTCCTTTCTTTGTTCCGTTCGTCATGGATATTCGCCTGAGACGAAGAATATTGCATAGTACGGATAGAGAAGAAGCAGAAAGAGCCCTAGCTATGATGCAAACATTTTCGAAGATACGTTTGTTTTATTATAAGCACAAGGAGGCTCTGCACTTGACATTAGGCGTCATAGGGGCTTATGGGATGTATAAGTTCTATAACAAAACTCAACCCAAAGCTGAAGCCTTTGGTAAGCCCTTGTATCCTCACAATACTGACCTGAGTGAGTTTAGTTTAGCTATTCCTGAGGAGAAACAGAATTGGACCCCTGAGCAGATGCGCAGTTGGAGTAAAGCTGATGTTAAGTCGCAATTCCTTAAACTTGAAAAGACGGGTATGGGCTTTGAAGATATCCAAAAGATTGCGAAGCGTAATACCGTCGAAGGAGAGCTCAAGTCTCCAGAAGGCGGAATCGATTGTAGATTTGTTTATTTTGGCCCTGATTGGATAGGATTCAATAAACATTATTTGTACACTCGGATAGATAGTAATCCTGATATCCCATATTGGAATCAAGCTAATTGGAAGAAGGTTTCGTTTCCAATACAGATTGTTATCAATAACCTTGAAAGGTCTTATCGCGAGGATGATGTTTACTCGATTGATGATAGTGAGATCGTACTTGTTAGGAATTTATTTGATAAGGCGGTGTATCCACTATATACACTCTTGCCAGATGAGGTTGATGATATTTCCTTTACAGTTTTTAATACCTTAACTAATAAGAGTGCGATATGTAAGCAGTCCTCTTATCATCTACCAATGTTCCCATCACACCGATTCCGGTCGGTTATGTGGCCGGAGACGTCTAAGAGAGGGGATTGTGGCACTATTATCCTTGGAAATGTTCCCAAGGGGTGGTTTGTAGCTGGTATTCTGGCTGCTGGACGCCCTGAGGTGGACATTCTTGGACGTGTCACCAACTATACTCATGGCTCCTTGTTCACTAGATCTATGTATGAGTCTCTCTCAATGAAGTTTCCTTTTCCAGATGTCGCGTATCATGAGTTTTCTGGGGAGATGGGAAGACTCGAGTTTGGTCCTTTAGTTCATAATAGCGATTTGAGGAATATATCATATCCTCTAATTCGACCGATTGGGACGCTTAAGGAGTCAAACGCGTCATTTCATACTAAAATTAAGAAGACTAGATTGTATGATTTGGTGTCCCCAAAGTTGAGTGAGCCATATGGTGCGCCTGGGAAATTGAAGGGTGTCAATGATGAAGGTGAGTATCGATCAGCTTTTATGAATTTCTTCAGGAATGTTAAGCACTTTCGCTTACCTTGGGGCTTGGCCATTGACTGCATGCGTGCATATTTGGATGATGCCTGTCCGCCGGGATTTATCAAACAGAGAAACATTAAATTACGTCCTGCCACGAAAGTTGAGGCTTTCTTTGGTGATCCTAATATTAATCTTGACCGTATAGATTTTAAGACATCTGTAGGTCGACGATGGAGAAAGTTAGGCATTAAAGATAAGTTCCTTTTGTTCGATTGCATCGATAAAGAAAAAGATCTGTGGAAAGTTAAGAAAACATTTATTGATGCTTGTGAAGAGTTGTTGGCATTTCTTGATAAAGGAGTTTGTCCTGCTCTTCAAGTCGACTTTTCTCCAAAGGATGAAGTTAGGAAACTGCGCAAGATTTTAGAATATTTTATTAGGCTGTTCGGTGTGGTTGGATTTGACTTTAACTATATCATGCGCATATTTTTGATGCCTTTAATAATGTTTTTAATGTCTTATCCTGAGTTTTCTGAGTGCTATGGAGGAATGAATGCAGGCTCTAAACAATGGACAATGTTGGCAGAGAGACTTAGGAAACACCCATTTTTTATAGATATGGATTTTTCTGGGTTTGATGCGTCACATGAGACAGTGATGATTGATTTGCTAGCTATGTTCTTTTATTTGATGTCTATGAGGATGGGCTATGACCCTGTTGATCAGAAACGTGTTTACTATCTCTGCAAGATGTTGAATGTGCAACTTGTGATCTTTATGTGTGATCTCTTTGAGAAAGAATTGGGTCTGCCAAGCGGCATTATCATTACTTTGATCTTCAATAGTATTGTTAACTCGATTCTTATGAGGATTGCCTTTGTCTTCCTATGTGGAAAGAGTGCTTGGGACTTCCGGAAATATGTTGAACCAGCAACTACTGGAGACGATAATATCTCTTCCATATCTGAAGAGATCATCGACCAGTACAATATGGTCACCATTGCACCAGTTTATGCCTTGTGTGGTTATACTGTCACTCCTGCAGATAAGGAAAAAGGCATCCGAGCTCATATCCCGTGGGAGGAAGCTACGTTTTTGAAACGAAAGTTTGTTTATGATTTTGAGTTAGGCCTCTATTTAGCTCCTATAGAACTGGATTCAATTTATAAGTCGTTCTGCTTTCAAATGAGTGATGCTGAAGTGAGCGCTGATGTAAGGCTTAAAGATGTAGCTCTCTCTGCCCAGCGTGAAGCTTTTATGCATGGGAAAGCCTTTTTCCACCAAATGCAAGAAGACATCATCTCTTGGTTCAAGGCCACTGATCTCCTTCACGTGTTAGTACTCTTAAATTATGACGATATCAAAGAGGAGTTCATTACAGGTACGTTCCGAACATATATGTGTTCCAGAGATTGGACACAGTTCGGGAACGTTCGCGAGTATGGGACATCTGAGTGATGTCCGAAAATCGCGTCCTGAGTGGACGCGTCGTTAGGTTGTAGTTGGACTGCAGTTTAACAGAGTGCGCACCGGAAACTTAAAGGTGAAAGGTCATGAGTTGGCCTAGGGCGGTTCTAACTTGAGGAACCACTCGGGACCGTACCCCGTGAAAAATTTGCGGTCCAGAAAAATATTGAGAGTTTTTCCCTGAAGTGTATGCACCCAAGAGAGAGTTTAATTCTTTTGTATTCTTGGTGGTGATCTTGGCTTCTTGTAATTGTAAAAGATCCCTCCCTCGAGATTGCGAGGTCTCGTGGAGTAGGTTATTCTCGTGCCGAACTTAATAATAATGCATCCGCTCAACATGCGGAATCGATAGGGGACAATGCGGATGTTGTTCAAGTCGATTCCATGGTTTCTACGATTCCGAGAATGAGAATAGGAGGTGTTAGTAGTGAACAGTCACAATTTGAACAATTTTTGACCCACCCTGTTAAGATTAACCACGATACGTGGTCTGGATCGACGTTGCTTTCAGGTGTCATTACCAAAGATATTGTAGCTTTGTGGAAATCATCTCTAAGTACTAATATGGCCAAGAAGTGGCGTCTTTATGGTATTTCACTGCTACGCTGCGTATTCGAATAGTTGTTCAGGGATCAGCTCAATCCTTTGGCAAGATGTACTATATGTTCACACCTCGTGTGCAAAATGTAATGAGTCAGCCAGCTACTGGTCATATTGCTAATGGGCAGTATCATAATTGTGAGATTGTTCCTCATTTGGTGGTGGATCCTTCCAAGAATGAGACATATGAATTGGATTTACCTGTATGCTCCCCCACAGGCTGGTATCAGCTAGCGGCATCGGGTACTCACGGGTCTTATCAGTTGGAAAGGTTTATGCTGAATCAGATTTTATCGGGAACTGCACAGGCGGGTACGTGTAATATATGTATGTACATGTCACTTGTTGATCCCAAATTTGAGGGCCTTACTACTGGTTTGTCTTCTGATTTTAATGCTGAGAAAAAGGCTTCTGATTATGTTCAATCAGTATCTGCAATGTCTGCTTTGGCTGCTCCGGCGGCTATGGAATTTGCTCCTACTGTTACACTATTTTCGCAGATCACTGGGGCGCTTGCGACCGCTCTGCGCTGGTTTGGTTTTTCTAAGCCTCCAGCTTCTGAGCACCACGTATTCATTACCAATCGTAACTGCGATAATTATTCACAAATTGAAGGAACTAGTACAGCTATGGTGTTGGGATGTTCTCAGAAACAATCTCTTTCTATACATCCGGGTTATGGTGCTTCGACTTTTGATGACATGTCTATTTCCAGTCTCATTAATAAACAATCTCTCTTGTATTCAGGAACTATTACGTCGGCTTCGGCTGCGGAGGCTGCGTTGAGTTTCTTTATTAAGGTTTCTCCGATGGTTTGTTATACTTGGACCGCGGCGAATGCTGCTAAGACATATTCGCCAATGGGCATGTTTGCTGAAATGTCTACTTATTGGAATGGTGATATTATTTATCGGATAGAATTTGTGGCTTCAGTTTTCACCCGTGCTTCTATTTTGATAGCGTGGGATCCGTACAACTATACAGCCACTCCTCCTTCTTTTGCGGATGCGGTTTCTATACTCAAGAATGTCACCATTCAAATTGTTGGGAATACTGCTATAGACTTAAGAATTCCTTATAAGAGTTATATGCCCGCGTTGTTAACAGGATCAACTAGTAGTGTTAATGCTACAGGAAGTGAGTCGACCTCAAATGGGTCAATATATTTTTATATCGTTAATCCAGTGCAAGATAATGGGAGCGCAACGCCTACGATGTATATGAATGTATATGCTCGATCAGATAATATGCTTTTCTTTTCCCCATCACTCGATAACCCGGTTGATTATTCGTTCGATGCTGAAGCATATTCGAGCGATTTTTGTCCCGCAGCCAAAGTGGAATTTGGTCCTAAAACTGATTTGTCCAACTTATCTACACGAATATCTGGTGATTGTCCTCGAACAGTGAAAGATTTTGCTATGCGGATGTCTACTCTTTATACTGGCTTTATCAATACCAACCCTACAGGAGTTAAGCAAGCCTTGTATTTGACTGCCCCGAATGTTCCACTGTATAATAACGACACTGTCACGACAGCATTAACTCATAACAATTTTTTCGGTGTGATATCAGCGGCATATCTTGGATATCGTGGTAGCGTGCGATGGTCTGCTAAGGGATGGTTTTCCACTTTGACCACTCCCGCTAATATTCCAGTGAAGTTGTCATATGTCGCTTCTCATAATACTATTAGTGCAAATCCAGCTACTGTCGTTATCATAAATAATGCTTATTATCCTGATGCTCCTGATCCATCATACGCAATAACTCATATGACAGAAACTACTTCAAATCGATTGGATTTTACAGCACCTATAATTATTCCTACTGATTTTGTTCCGACACAAGTTCAAGCTAATACTAGTACAGATTCAGTTTTAGTTGGAATTGCAGTTCAACAAGCCGATGCTTCTTTGTCGGTGG